GGCTGGTAAAACCAAGCAAGGCAGACAATTAATAAACTTAGTCAAAGAATCTCAAGAATTAACTAAATTAAAAAACAAAGGATTAAGAACTGGTCTGACTAGATATACTGAAATGGCTAATCCATTTGCAGATGATCTAGGGTCTTACAATGATAAAGCATTAATGAACAGGTCTAGCCTATTACTTGGTGGGGGTGCTCTTGCTGCCGTTTCAGGGGGCTCAAGTCTCATACCTCAAGCTGGTATTGTCGGACTTGGTAGGGCATTAAGTCCAAAAGGCAGCAGATCTACTGTTAATAAATTTATACAAGATAATATAAATAAATCTGAAGGTTTTGCTGAACCTACAGGTATTGATCTCATTGCTGAAGAGAATAGAAAGCTAGAAAAAGATGCTGCAAGAAAAGAACAAAAAGCAGAACAAGAAACACAAAAACTTATAGAAGATAGAGAAACTAACATCAGTAGAGTTAGACAAAACTCTCCAGCCACACCTAATTCACCTCAATTTATTGTAGAAACAGCCGTTGGTCTACCAAGAAATACTATTGCTGAAATATTGCGAGTAATGAAAAAAGATCCAAGAACTACTAAAGGACAAATGAGAAGTATTAATGAATATCAAAATTCTGTTGCTTTAGGACAAGCTGGATATAACAAAGGTCTTGTTACAGATTTGAATGGTTTGATTAGAGATCTCAAAAACACAAGAAACACTAATAGCGAATGGGTAGCACAAGCTAAACCAGATCCAAAGATAGAAGGTTTAGCAGTAGAGTATGACAACAGAACACAGCAACAAAAGAATTATGAAAATGCTGTTAAAGCTAATCAACTCGAAGCTGATCGATTAATCAATGCTGTTGATGAAGACACAAAACTATCGGCAAAAGAAAAATCCGTACTTACTGAGCACTTAGGAAAAGTCAAAGAAAGTCTAGGCAGTGATCCAGTGGGTCAACTACAAATAATGGAACAGAGAATGACTGACACTGGTGTTTCACCTGAAGCTATTGAAACTTACTTTCAACCTTATGTTATGAGGGTAATAGATCAACAGAAAGCGAGAGAATCTATAGAAATGCAATAGGAGTTTTTATGCGAAAAGCTAGAGCAAAAGCACCTCCAAAATCAAACGCATGTCCTCAAAGAGCACCAAAAAATAATTACTTTAGCACTCTTATGAGTACACCCGAAGGTAGAGCCAAAAGGAAAGAATGGAGCAACAAGGCTAGAAAAAATGCAGGTAGACCAAAAGGTGTTCCTGATGGGCATCGTAAAGAAACAATCGAACCATTAAGAAAAAAAGCTAGAGAAGAAGCAAAAAAGGTAACTCAAATTATGAGCAAGAAATACAACATTGAAGACGACTATGCAAAAGAAGCATTGTCAACAGCAGTTGAAATTATGCGACTTGATGGAGAAGTTAGATCACGACTTGCAGCAGCGAGGCTAGTCTTAGACTTTAGTAAAAGTAAGCCAGCAACAAAAAGTGATGTCTCTATCAGTAAAGCTGAAGATTTCTTAACTTCGTTATTAAAAGAGGAAGAGCATGGACAAGAAACTGAAGGAGATACGCAAGAGGCTATTGAATGATTTTGAGTATTACAGTAAGAAAGCCTTAAAAATCAGAGGCAAAGAGGGAAAGATTTTGCCCTTAGTTTTAAATCCAGCCCAAAAAATAATTAATGACATAGTTAAAAAACAATTAGAAACCACAGGCAAAGTCAGAGTCATTATTTTAAAAGCTAGACAACAAGGACTTTCGACATACACAGGTGGTTATTTTTACCACTCTGTAAGTCAGAATCCTGCTAAGAAAGCGATGGTTATAACCCATCATGCAGACTCAACGAGAGCACTTTTTGATTTAACTAAAAGATTCCATGAACATTGTCCTGAAATATTAAAACCACATACTAAGTATTCATCTAGAAGAGAAATCAACTTTGATATCTTAGATTCTGGTTATGTCGTTGCAACAGCAGGTGGCGAAAGTATTGGTCGAGGTGAGACATTAACTCATGTCCACTGTTCAGAATTAGCTTTCTGGCAGAAATCAACGGCTGCTGACAATTTCAATGGTTTATTACAAGCCGTTCCAAATGCTAAAAACACTGCAATCTTTATAGAATCAACAGCAAATGGTATTGCTAATCTATTTTATAAATTATGGACTGGTGCAGTACAAGGTGAGAATGAGTTTGTACCTTGTTTTATACCTTGGTTTACTGACCCAACATATCGTCTTCCTGTAAAAGAAGACTTTGAACTAACACCAGAAGAAAATGATTTAGCCAAAGAGTTTGATTTAGACAATGAACAATTAAACTTTAGAAGAACAAAAATAGCTCAAAATGGCATTGATCTTTTTAACCAAGAATACCCAAGTACACCAGAGATAGCTTTTCTTGTCTCAGGTAGACCAGTCTTTAATCCAGAACAATTACAAGAAAGACTAAAAGAAACAACAGAAGTTAAGGGTAGATTTGCACTAGAGAATAAAGAATTTGTAGAAAATCCTAGAGGTGAACTCACTACATATAGACATCACCAAGAAGACGAAAGATACATATTGGGATGTGATGTGGCTATGGGTGTCAGAGGTGGTGATTATTCTGTCATACAAGTTTTGGACTCTAAAAAGAACCAAGTGGCAATCTGGAGAAGTCACGTTCATCCAGATTACTTTTCAGAAGTTATTTATGCTTTAGCACATTACTACAATGAAGCATTTGTTATTGTCGAAAATAACTCACATGGAATATTGACTTGTACTCGTCTTGCTAAAGACATGGCATACCCAAACTTTTACACAGAAGTACAGGTGGACAAGCTCACCGACAGAGAGACTGTGAAACTAGGTTTTACAACTACAACGAAGACCAAGCCACTAATAATCGATGAACTACGCGCAGCAGTTAGGGACAGTGAACTAATACTAGAAGATAAAACAACTATTAGAGAAATGATGAGTTACATCGTAACTGAATCAGGAGCAATGCAAGCTGAAGCAGGAGCGTATGACGACACAATAATTGCTCTCGCGTTGGCGAACCATGCCCATGAGGGCAGTTGGAATCCTGTTAAATTTAATGACGACTTTTACATAGAGATGATCTAAAAATGGCAAAAAAACAATATAAGAAATTAGACGATACAAATATCGCAACACTTATAGACGACAATGTTAGACAAAGTGTTGGATATTACGATAGTGAGATCTCAACAGAGAGAACTCGCGTTGTCGATTTTTACAATGCAACATTACCTAAACCTTTCCATGATGGTAATAGTAAATACACTTCACAAGACGTTTATGATGCTGTCGAATCTGTAAAAGCAACTCTACTTGAAACATTCGGTAATGGCGGTGGTATGAATACCGTTAGATTTGATGCTATTAATGCTGATGATGTAAAACAAGCTGAAGTTTGCACAAACTACGTCAACTATGTTTGTCACCGTCAAAATAATTTATTTGGTGTAATGAATAGTGTAATACACGATGCTCTAACATCTAGAAACGGTATTGCAAAAGTTTATTGGCAAGAACAAGAAGAAACAATATTCGAAGAATTCGAAGATCTTACTCAAGATGAATTCGATATGCTTATCTCACAGCCTAATGTAGAGCTATTAGATAGTGAATATGATGAATTAGGTGCTGTAACAGGTAAAGTAGGTGTTACAAGAGATACTTCACAAGTTGTTATTGAAAGCATACCTCCAGAAGAATTCCTAATAGAAAGCCAAGCAAAAAGTTTAGATGATGTTAATTTTGTTGCACATAGAACTACAAAAACATTGTCAGAACTAAGAGAAGAAGGCTACTCAGAAGATCTCTTAGATAAAATAGGTTCAAGTGATGATGCAGATCATTTAACCGACCCAGAAATGTTAGCCAGATTTGATGATGTAGGTGGTACACAAACATTCTCAAAAGATGGTTATCAAGATCAAGTTCGTTCTGTTCAAGTTGTCGAGGCATACATATACCTAGACATTGAAGGGACTGGAACTGCAACACTTCATAGAATATTAAAAGCTGGTAACGCTATCCTAGAAAGGCAAGAGCAACCCAGAAGAAAACTACCGTTCATTAGTTTTGCAGCTATACCTATCCCTCATTCGTTCTTTGGTTCTAACTTTGGTAAAAAGATAGAAGCCACACAGATAGCAAGAACAGTTCTAACTAGATCTATTTTAGACCACTCGGTTATGACTAATAACCCACGTTACATGGTCACAAAAGGTTCACTTCCTAACCCTAGAGAATTATTAAACACTAGGGTAGGGGGTATCCTTAATGTTACGAGACCCGATGCTGTGATACCAATGCCTCAGCCTTCATTGAACCCATTTATCTACAACACAATAGATATGTTGGATAAACAAGCTGAGAACATATCGGGTGTCTCTGATTTGTCACAAGGTTTAAATAAAGATGCTATATCGAAACAAAACTCACAGGCATTAATTGAACAAGTAACTTCGATGGCGCAGCAGAGACAAAAGATTATGGCTCGTCATTTTGCTAATCAATTTCTTAAGCCTCTATACCAAGAAGTCTATCAACTTTGTATTGAAAATGAAGATCAAGAAAAGATCATCGAGATTGGTGGTGAATATGTACCAATCAATCCTGCACAATGGGCAGACAAGAGAGATGTAACTATAGCTCTTACATTAGGCTACGGTGAGAACAAGAAAGAAAGTGAGAAATACATGGCTATGCACCAAGTTATTAGCCAAGATCCAAACCTCAGTAAAATGTATCAACAAGAAAATCAATATGCTGTTATTAAGAAGGTTATGGAATTGTCAGGGATTAAAGATACTGCCAGTTACATCACACCTCCTGATAGATTGCCTGAAGAGCAGCCAGATCCAGCTCAACAAATGCAAATGCAAATGGCAGCTAAACAAATTGAAATACAAGAGCGTCAAACTAAGATTGCTGAACTCAAATTACAGTTACAAGCTGAGAATGATAAGTTGAAACATCAATTAGATGTTACTAAAGCTGAACATCAATTTAGTATCCAAAGTGATTCTTTAGATATCAAAGAAGATGCTCTTACTCACAAGAAAATTATAGATTCTGCTGAATTGGCATTAGCTACTACAGCCGATGAAATAACTGCCATTGCAAGTCCAAATGGTTAACACAAACAAACAAGAGGAAAAGCCATGCCAAAAGGTAAAGGTACATACGGTTCGAAGGTTGGGCGACCAAGAAAGAAAAAGAAAAAGTAACAACCAATCACCGACACGACTTTTTATAGAGTCATTTACAAATTTATTAGTAACTAAAGGAAAGCAAGATGGAAAAAGAAAATGAACAGAAACTCATTGATTTGGGTGCTGAAAGTGAAGCTCTATTGGCAACACCAGTCTTTAACTCAACTATTAATGGTTTGGTTGAAGCATGTTTCCAAGCATTTATAAATACCAAACCAGAACAAGAGGCTGAACGTGAAAAAACGTATCACCATTACAGGGCTTTAGTAGATATCATTTCAACACTCAAACAAAGAGTTGAAGTCAAAGACAATATCGAAAAAGAAAGGGAAGAAAAACAAAGCGACAAAAGCTAGAGGAGTAGAGGATCATGTCAAACGATAACGTCCAGAGTAATACCCCTGAAGAACCAGTAGCACTAGATTTAGATGGAGCTGCTGAAGCTATACTAAAAAACTGGGAAGACGCTGAAAAGCCATCGGAAGGTAATTTAGAGGCAAACGATGAATCAGTTGAGACTACTGAGGAATCGTCAAATGAGAATACTGAGTCTGAAGTAGAGGTTGAAGAGAATGATGACCTTCAAGAAGAAGACCCAGAAACCGAAGAAAGCGATGAAAGCGAAGTTGAAGATGAAACTTCTGAAGAACAGGAAGAAGAACCTGTTGAAGAAGAAGTAGCAATCTTAGAAGACGATGCTGTAGTCCAAGTTACGGTTGATGGTAAAACTGAAGAAGTATCAGTTAAGTCCCTGAAACGACTGCATGGACAAGAAAGTAGTCTTACCAAGAAGTCTCAAGAGGTTTCAAACCAACGTAAAGAGGCAGAAGAAGCTATTAATGAAGCTAATTTTGTCATGCAAAATATGTTAAAAAGAGCTGAAGAACGCTTTAAGCCGTATTCAGAAGTGGATTATCTTCTAGCTTCCAAAACAATGGAAGCCGATGATTTTGCATTACTGAGACAAGAGGCAACTCAGGCTGAAAGTGACTT